CCCGTCAGCGATAGTCGGGCCGATTGTGTGCCCTGGGGCTGTATTGAAAATATCCGCCTTCATTGCCCTGGATTGATCTGCCCGTTCGCGTTCTTCCATGACACGGTCCCGGTCCTGCTGCGCCTGCATCTGCCCCGGTATCGCCGCGATGGTATTGCCAATGCCCTGCACGGCCCCGCCCCACGCCTGTCCGCTGGCCTGGGCGGCTCGGGCCTGGGCATTGGCCGAGGCGATCAGGGCTTGGGCTTCCGCGTCATTCCCACGACCCATCAGGTCGGCAATGGATCCGACGTAGCGGTTCTGGTTGGGCGTATACCTAAACGGCATTACTGTGCTCCACCAAGTTGGTACATCTGGTTGAACCTATCGTTCTGATTCATCCGCTGCTGGTTCCACTGCGTGTTCCAGTTGCGGAAGTCCTGATCGAATTGTTGTCCCTGCGCTCGCAGTCCGTAGTTCTGCTGGTTCTGATACGCATTGAGGTTCGTGTTGTAGGCACCAGCGCGTCGTTGCTCAGCCGTTTGGTTCTCATTGAGCCGAGCCATTTCGTTGGTCGTATACGCTTGATAGCGGTTCTCCGCATTGGTGTTATAGGCGGTCTCTGCATTACGCACGTTCCTGTCGAACCCCGACGCACGGTTGGCCTCATTGGTGTTGTAGGCCCCAGCGCGGTTCCTTTCATTCTCGCCAAATGCGCCGAATCGGTTCCGTTCGTTCATCCCGTAGGCGTCCATCGCGTTCCCGTAATTCGCCTGATAGGCATTGAACCGGTTTCGCTCGTTGGCGTCGTAGGTGTCTCGCATCCGGCCATAGACGTTCCCATATTCCTGGGACGCCGCGTTCTGTCCGTAGTCGAGGATGTCCTTGAGCGTGCCGCCGGTATTCGTCACACCGCGTGCAGCCCCGCTTCGTTCCAGGGCATCCTGCCCCTGTTGTAGCCGGAATTGATAGGACGGGTCTGCCGCCATGTCCGCAGCGGTCGGAGCCTCAAACGGGGTGGCCGCGACGTATTCATCACGCGAAAACGGAACGGCGGCATCATACGTTCCAGGCTGATACGGGGTGGCAGCCGCATAGGACGGCGGACGATACGGATCTGGTGGGACATAGGTTTCTGGGCTATACGCCGCAAGCGGGTTGTAGGGGGTGATCATATTCCCCATCGTGCCGCCACCGCCACCTGGACCCATGCCAAAGGTATTCGGTGGCGGGGCCAGAACGGGAGCTGACAAAGGGTTCTGGGAGGGGACTATGTCACCATCCCCGCTAACGCCAGTGTCAGGAATCTCGTCTCCCGGATCTGGAGATGACACACTATCGCCCGAACCGGCACCCCACCAGAACCCCCCGGAGGTGTCACCCGCTTGATCCGCACGCATCAGCACGTCAACTTCGTAGACCGGGACGCCATCGCTTTCGATTCCGTTGAAATTGATCTTGTCTTTTCCGTCGAAGGTCGCGCCGCCGAATCGGTCTTGAAACGCCTCACTCTCAACCATGGCCTTGATTTCTGACGGCTTAGTTAGCCCAGCCAGAAATCCGCCGGCTGCATACTTCATGCTGTCGTGGTCAGATTCCCACTTGGTCTGGTCGAAGCCTCCAGGTGCCTGACCGGTGCGACCGGATGGTCCGGCTGGAGTAGATGGAACTGATCCATCGGGTGGCCGCAATCGGTATAACTGGGCCTCATTTGAGTTGGCAATATCTTTAATGTCAGATGGCACATCTATGCTATTCGCAAGATACGCATCTATTTCTTCTTGGCTCGGCGCACGCCCAAGGTACCCAAGATAGGCCCGTCTAATGTTTTCCCCATCATTGAGCGCCCTAGAATACTCCCAATTCTCATAAGCCATATGTCTTCTCCCGACGCTTTCGTCAGACCAGCCGGTTCGCGGGGTCATTCGGATCAGTAAAGTCCGTGGGGTCTTCCACATAGTCGGGCACGACCGGCGCAGTGAGTCGCAACGCATCTGGCTCGACGTACGCCGACAACGCCTTGTTGGGCATCCCCATCATCTGACGCATCACGTTGTATTGGCGCTGGTTCGCCCCATACCGTTTGTCTGCGCTACGGCCCCGTGACAATTCGGACGCTCGCGTGTTGAACGCATTGTCTCCGAATCGATAGAAATCATTCATGCCCTGCGCTCGGGACAATCCGTAGTTCTGTCGATCCGCCCACTGCTTGGACTCCCGGTCGATGCGGGCTTGGTTCCGCGTGTAGGCCAGTTGGTCCTCGGCTGTCTGACGCTGCAATTCAGCCGCCCGATTGGCCGCATCAGTCTGGAGTTGTGCTCCTCGACCGGCAGCACCGCTCTGCATCTTGGCTGATCCAAGCATGCCTACTCCAGTAGCTATTCCAGATATAGCAGTACCTATTGGCATGACAATACCTCTATTCTGCCGGACATAATCTCTATCCTCATGTGGTCAAATTCCACGACCAAGGGTTTTTCGCTCAATACGTCGATAGATTCATAACCGGCCCATGATGCCCAGTGGTTATAGAAGGAGACGGCTTTCCATAACAGGCCAGATTGGAGCATCGCGATAGTCGCACCAACCATGTGGTCATGTACCTTATCTTCTGGATGGGCGGCAGATTGCGAAGCTGTTTTCAGTGTCTCCAGCGCCGTATGAAACCATTGACCCAGTCGAAAGGCGTCCCGTGATCTCAATACCCATGCGTCCAGATTGAGTCCGTAGAACCCTATCTGTTTCTCGACATCTCGGCTCCAGTTGCGGGTGCCGTCAAATCGCTTCTGAAACCCTGCGATTCGTGCAAGCCCGAGTGCTGCTCGGTTGTCTGTTGGCACTTTCGTGATCAGTTCCACACAGGGCGTCGATGTGAACATATAGACGACTGCATCTCGCATGGCGTGAACAGCTGATTGACGCGGTCGCGATGGAGAGAATAGAGAATGCACCTCGTACCGGCCAGCGCCGTGGTCGAATCCGACGAACCCTCCAGCGTCAGACACCAGGGCGACGTTGTCGATGTTTTCAAGCGCCGTTGAGAAGTCCAACGGTCCATCACCCCCAAGCCAGGGTCGAACCTCTGGATCGTTTGCAATGCGGTTCAGGTCTTCTGGCTCGCATGTCCGGCGCATTATCGATCCAGCACGAAACTCAGGAACCGTGAGGATGTCCGGTCGAATCACGCGACCTGTTCGCAAGACACGTCCAGGCTGTATTGCATCGTCGTGCCCCCCGCACTGGCATACGTCGTCGCATAGGTGATCGCGGTCGCCTCGTCCACGCGGGCCAGGACTGTCAGGCTCGACACCGTCGCGGTCGTGTTGCCGGTCATCGCGGGACTCGCCGTGGTGCAACTCACTCCCCCGGAGGTCCAGCCGAACGTCACGATCAGGGAGGAGCTGGTGGTCGCCGCCCGTGAGATTCGTGCCGACATCGAGAGACGATACAGCCCCGGTGACACCGACAGGATCGGGAAGCTCGTGGTGCTGATCGACGCCGCTTGTGTGGACGCCTTTGCGCTCGCCAAAACGTGTGTCGTCGCATTGATCCGGTCGGCCAGCGCGAGCAGCCAATAGCGCATCAGCAGCGTAATCCGTCCCGAAATCCGTCCATTCGTCACGTTCTGCTCGACCACGATGGCCGGCGTCGGTGCGAGTTGCTCCATGTGTCATCCTCTCGGACCCTGGATATTCCGACCCTCGACATTCGCGCCGACGAGACGCCACGGGATCGGGTCTGCGACCGACAGTTCAGGCACCCAGACGCGGTCAGAGCTTGCGAGGCGTGTCCAGTAGACTCGTGTATTAAACTCGCCTTGTTTGCCCGCAGAGGCCAATTGTGTGGCGCTCCACCGCTTCAGATCCGTCGAGGTCCGCATCATCATCTGTGGGTCCACGCCTTGGCCTGTCGCAGTGCCCAGTCCTGGCTCCAACAGCACGGTCAGGCGCGAGACGAAGAGCCGCCGTCCCTGACCAAGCCACAACGGCGGAGGGACACGCACGCGGCGAATCACGTCCCCATTGCACTCAGTGGTGTAATCCGTGTCCATCGTGCAGATCAGGCCCGAGGTGCGGTCACCCACCAGATGCTGTCCGAACGCATAACAGTGGCTGCGTGGACCCCACAGGTCGTAGTCCCCGGCGCTACTGTCCCAGATACCCCGCTCGTGCCACAACCCCGTCGCAAGGTCGAACACCCACGTCGCATTCGCGCTGGGGAACGTGAGGCAGTAGAACGTGTGGCCCTGGTCGCTGTAGACGACGGCCTCGGCATCCGTGATGGTGCTCGTGCGGGCATACCCGGCGATGGCTGTCTCGATAGCGTAGGAACTGATGCGCTGTGGTTCTAGCCCGGTCGCCGCCACCACGACCCCGGCCCCCTCTGCCGTCTGTGAGAGCCAGATCATCGTGTCGTCAGCCAACTTGACCGAATACGGCGCAGGCGTGCCATAGCCGAACACTGACCCCGGCACAGGCGCGAACGGGAACGGGCTGGTCCCGGCGTCATACCAGACCTCGCCCGTCTGCTCACCAATCAGCCAAATCTGCCGGTTGCCGTCCACGACCATCGCTTTCCAGGGGTCTGGGGCAATGCTGCGCTGGGCATACTGCGTGGCGTCCCAGCTCGCGCCGTTGTTCAGGGCGGAAATGTAGAATTTCGAGGCGGCTGAGTCGAAGGACAGGAAATACCCATCAATCATGCCGACCATGGTGCATTTGCCGGCGAGGGTGCCGATGCTGGCGCTGAGCGTATTGCTTGCGATGGTGAGCAGGTAGGCGTTACCACCCGATCCAATGAGGAGCTGACCGCCTGCGTCTCCGTTGCTCGCAATCGAGGCTGGATTCGGGTCGTTGACGACCGTGCCACTCGTGACGACCGCCGCTGAGTTTGTCTCGTAAATCTGGTAGACGTGCGGACCCACGACGGAATAACACCGCCCCGCCATCGCGAACAAGGCGCGACAATTCAGGTCATTGACGGTGACATACGCTTCGTAGCCTGGGCACGGATAGAGGGCCGCACTATGGGGCGATGCCGACGCCTGCGACTGCTCTGGATACCAGTTGACCGTACGTTCGCAGTCAGCCCACGGACTCTGGTCCTCGTTCGACCCGTAGATGAAACCTGGATACTGGGCCATTACGTGTCACTGTAGATGTTGTAGTGCGGTCCAGCCCCTCCAAAGATCAATCCCGAGACCCCACACGACATATCGCTGAGCCGCTCGTTCGCCCGCTTGATGTCGCCCTTGCTCTCTGCGGCGGCTTGTTGGAGGTCAGGGGTCAGTGGTGAGTCGAACGCACTGGCGAGTTCTTTGGCGAGATTGGTCCGCAGGAACCGGCGATACCCAGGCGGCAGCGCAATCGTGTCGCTGATCGCTGAGAATTCACTCACCGGCACGAGCGTGTAAATGACCCCCTGCAACGTGGTGCTTGTGGGGATCGGCCAGAGATAAATCAATCCCAGGCCAGATGCGTAGGTCGGGTTGTAATAGACCGACTGCGGATAGACCGAGGTCAACGCCTTCTGAGGAATGCCGTCATAGGCATCCTCAGTCAGCGGAGGGCCAAGGTTGTATTCAATCGTCGGCGTGACGGACGTGTCTTGGAACCCGACGTTGTCAATCGCTGTCGGACCCGTGGGTCGCGCACAGTTAATGACTCCACCGGTCCCAATGGTGTAACTGCTCGCGGTCGAGATCGTCCAGATCGTCCGCGCACGACTATAAACCGTCAGCCCCTCAGTCGCGAGGCTGTCGATCCAGTCATTGAGCCGAGACAGTCCGTAGGCCGCGTCATTCGCTGATGCGGTCTCTCCCACCTGCAACACGCGCAGGTCTTGCAGGCTTGCGGTGATCAGTTCGCTGACGGTCATGATTAGACCTGATACAAGGCATTCATCAACGTCGCTGTCGTACTCGTGCTGTTCACCCGAATACACTTCAAGGGCAGCACCGTGCCGGCAAGCACTGTAAAGGGCGCAGAACTCCCGTTCTCGAAGATCGCCACCACTACACCAGCACCTCCCACGAAGAGGGCATCAGCCGGAATCGCCTTGGTTGAGGCACTCGCGCTATACGTGCTGCCGTCAAAATTGACGGTATCGCTCTTCGTGATGACGACCGACTTGTTGTACGTGCCGCTGGCTTGGGCCATGTGCTATACCCCTGTTTTGCGTGGACGACCGCGCTTCCGCTTCTCCGGCACTTCCGGCACCTGCCGATGGGTCGCGTCATCCGCCTGTTTGGCTTCGGCTTTTGCGAGATCGCTGCTGCCCTGCTCAGCAAAGTGTCGCTGGGCGGTAATCTCGGCAATCGACCGCATGTCGTGTTCGTACTTCTCAATAGCCGTGTCTGGACCAAAAGACCATCCAGCCTTCACGGCCTTGTCTCGCTCTTCGTCGTTTCGCACCACGAGTTGACACGAACGGGAAAACGCTTCCCCTTCCGCATCACCCACTGTCGCAAGCGGATCGCCGCACATCACCTTCCCGTTGTCTCGTTCAAACGCCTTGAACACCATCAACGGATACTCTTCAAATCCGTTTGCGTTAAAACCGCCGTGCTGTTTCGTGGTATTCCAGCGTTCGTTCTCTCGGGAGTAATCGCTCTCAGGATTGTGGACAATCGCCATGTATGCCTCGTGGAAAAGCGGAGGGGGCCGCGTGCAAGACGACCCCCCCCTACGTGTTATTACGCTACGCCGCCTGTGATGTTCGTGACCGTCCCCGACATCGGAGTCGCCACAAACGAGTTCCACAGGCCGTTGGCTGCGACTGCTTGCAGAGCAATCGGAGCCGCCGAGTTGGTCGTGATCACGTCATACGAGGTGCCCGCGCCGGACAGTCCTCCCGTGAACGTGATCGTGTGGGCTGCGACCCCATTGCCGATGATCATCAGCACGGTGCCATCCATGTCCTTGGTCGGGACCGGGACGGTCAGCGCAATCACGCTGGTCCCGTTGAGGACGACCCGCATGTCCGTGCCAGCGGCTGGAAGCGTCAACGATCCCGTGGCCGTCACACTAGTGACGACGGTGGCGCGTGACGCCTGATAGCCGACGATCTCCTGCGAGGCGGCGGTCGAGAAATCGGTCGCGTCCCCATGCACCACATTCGATGTGATGACGTGGGCCACCGTGGCCGATCCGTTGACGCCCCGAAGCACATCGACGGTGGTACCGGACGAGTAGTTCTGGGCGACCTGCATGACCTCTTGGTCTACCAGGACAAGGCGTCCGGCATCAAACGAGGTCGCAGAGGCGACGACAATAGACGTGTCATCGACGGCGACCGCTGAGGCGAGTGTCGTTGTTACTAGTGCCATGATTAACCCCACACTCTGGACGCGAGACGCGCCTGGATAGTCGCAGCGCCAATCAGGATATCGAGTCGGCTGGGATTCTGGTCCGTGCCGATTTGATACTGCTCAACCATGCGAATGGAGAATCCGAGAGACTTCGACCGCACCGTGGTGGACTCTGCGCCCGCACCGGGCTTCATCAGGTCGGCCATCACGAACGCGAAGGCGTCGGGGTGATAGACAAAGGACTGCGGACTGGTCGTTGTCGCCAACGTGCCACCCGCTGCCGCCGTGGTGCCCAATACGGTAATGACCGCATTGTTCGCCGGGCTGGCATCCACCGTCTGGAGCTGACCAGAGGTGATGATGCTGGGGCTAATCGGCAACGTCGCCATGGCACCAGACGCATCAGAGGTGGTCGCGGTGACCACAAACTGCTGCAACCGTCCCGTGGACGAGTACGACAGCGGGTTAACCGAGTTCACACCAGCAATCGTAAACACGTCACCTTTGTTCAGTGTCGCTGCGCCTGAGGCCCAGCCGTCCGTGCTGATCGTGCTACCGGTCTGTGACGCGCCGTTCACCAGCGGCGTCGAGGCCGTGTAGGTGCCGGTCGTGTGCGTCGGTCGCACCGGATCTTGCAGCCACTTGTCCACGCCGAGTTGACGCCGTCCGAACATCCCCTCTTCGTAGTTCTCCGCAATGACGGCAGTCGGGTTAAAGAGCGAGCTGGTGGTGTTCGCCAACGTGCTCATCGCCAACGGATCCAACACGGCCACACGGCCCTTGAGCGGGGTCGAGAGGTCGGTCAGTTTGACACCCGCCTGGAGATACGTCAGGGTCGCGCTGGGCGTGGTTCCTGGCGTGCCGACAGACGAGTAGATGTCCCGATAGACGGCATTGAACGCCAACACTTCAGCCGCATTCGCGAGGGCTTCAGAACCGGGGTCCACATACCGCGTCCGAATGTTGTCCAGTTCCGTCGTCGCCTGCTGACTGGAGTAGCCGAACGCCACGTTCTTCTGATTCGTCAGCGAGATCGGGACGGTCTGGTCATACAGGTTCTGGAGCTGGAGCGCCTGACCGTCCGTGACGGTAAACCGCTGCGGCAGTCGGGCATTGACGGTATTCCCGACTTTCGCGCCGGCAATTTCATACTGCGAGTCATACGTCCTGTTGACATTCGCAAGGAACACGAGCTTGTTGATAAAGCCGCGTGCGACTTCCTTGGTCGTCCAGGATGGTGTCGCTAGGGTATTAGCCATTGGTCATCCTTGTCCGGTTACAGACGACCCGCTTGCCGATCTGCCGCGTTCATGCGACGGAAATGTTCATCCATCGACAAATCGTCGGTAATCTCAAACGGGTCTTCCACGGGAGGCGAAGTCCCCAGCGGCTTGATGGGAGCTTTCGCAGAACTGACGACTCGGGCTGGGCCGCTTTTTTCGGTGGACGAGGCAGCTTCGAGTCGGGCTTCCAATTTCCCCATTTCCCGGTAGGTTTCAGCCGGGTGCAGCGTGGAGATGCGCTGAGCGTCATCTGGGTGGGCAGAGAGCCACTGGAGAATGCCGATCCCCTGTTCGCTCTCCATTGCCAAGTGCTGCATCGGCAGCGACATCGGCGTATCAAGATTGAGACTCTCGTCAAATGCGGGATTCGCCTCTCTCGCATCGTTCAATGTCTGTGACCAGCGGTCGAGTTGGACCTGCTGTTCCTGTGCGATCTGCTGTTGCTCATAAGCCGCACGCTGCTCACCTTGCTTGGCGTCCGATACAAACTCGGCCAGGGCCATGCTGTAGTCTTCGTAGGCCGTAAACTGGTCCGGTCGCGGCACCCCAGGCATCTCTTTGAACCGAGACCAACTCGCTGGCTGTGGTGCGGGTGCTGCTTCGGGCTGCGCCGCTGGTTGCGCCACGGGGGATGCAGATGAGAGTTCCTGCACTCTCGATTCCGCAGCGGCCGCCCGTCGTTCGGCTTCGCGCTGTTTCGCGACGGCTGACTTGACGGCCTCGGTCGGGTCACTGCGTCGTTTGCGCTTTTTGGGCGTCTCGGGGACATCGCCCTCAACGGGGGCAACCGCCTCAACAGCGTCGGGCGCGTCGGCAACCGGGGGATCGTCCTGAAAGGCGGTTTCGATCTGCTCCACGGTCTCGTGGTTGGAATCGATGGTGATATCGCCGTCCGTGACCTGCCCTGCCTCAGTATCCATAATTAAATAAAAATATCACATATTCGATTGGACGAGTCAATTCTTCTTACCCCCCGTCAATCGGCAGCGTAGGTACGCAGTCGTGACACGCCGGATAGGCCAAGTATTCTCGATCTAGCGTCACTCGACGCCCGCAAAACCAGCAATTCGGTGGTGCGGTGGTCTTGATGTCCATGATTCCCCTATTTGCCTATCGTGGGACGATCACTGACCCTCATCAATCGGCGTCATATCAATCGACAGCACCGTCGCCGGCTGGTTTGCCTCGGTCTCTCGGACCTCTTTAGCGACCTCGTTCATCGTGTCTCTCGCGGCCATTTCCTCAATGTGCTCGTGTTCGGTGACATCGTGCAGCATCTTGGTATTGCTCGACAGTTCGGATTCTGCAAGCCGCGTGTCGGACTTGAGCTTAGCCTCGGCCTCATCAGCCTTGATTTTCATGGCCGTGATGGTCAATTCGGTCTCGTTCCGCATCCGCTCGATCTCGATACGCATCCGCTCGATTTCGATCTTGGCTTGATTGTCCATCTGCGACCGTTGCGCCTGCGCCTGGAGCTTCTGCCCCTCCTGCTCGATCAGTTGGGTCTTTTCGTCCAGCGCCTTGGTGAGCTGCTCGACCATTTGTCCAGATTCTTGGATCTGCTGCTGGAGCATCTGAGGATCTGGCCCGTCTGCCTCATCCTGCAAGGGCGGCGGCAGCATCTTCTTGACGCGCTCTGAAGCTTCCAGATGACCGGGGAAATCACGGAATTTGAGGTAAATATCGCCCAAAATCGGGAACAGGCTGGGATTTGCCCGGAACAACTGTCCCATCTCGTCCGCACCCTCTTCACGTCGGCTCTTGTAGCTGCGTCCAATCGTGACGGTGATGCCGTAGCGCCCTTTTTTCAGGTCGTAGTGCTCGACAGCGTTGCGCGGATGCTGTGCGCCCGGCATCATGCTGCCATCGGGCATTCTGTGCATCCCTGGTGGCATCGGAGGGCCACCGGGAGCCATAGGCGGACCACCCGGTCCCATCGGCGGTGCCCCAGGAGGCACGAGGGCCGCGCCGGGGCGCATCGGGGGTCCGGCCGGACCCATCGGTGGCCCTCCGTTGCCCATCGGTCCCCCTGGACCCAGTGCGGGGGGTCCGGCGGGAATAGGGCGTTGTGTACCCGGGTCACGCCGAAATGGCGCGTTCAACATGACCGTTTTGGCTTCATCTTCCAGGTCGAGAATGCGTGCGATCCGGCCAGGACGGTCATAAATGTGCGGAATCAGGTCCAAGACGACCTTGGCCTCGTAGGTCAGGCTGATTTCGGCCAAATTGTCGATAAAATGGCTGCTGCCGCTGTCGTGCTGGTTTTGCAGTGCGAGAATGGCCTTCCCAGACTTCGCACTCGTGGTTTCCTGTCCCAGCGCGGATTCAAACGCCCCGGTGCCTTCATGGATAAATTCCCTCGCCTGCTGGAGCAGCAACATGCTCGGCCCCAGCCGTGAGGCGTCCACCTGCGTGCGTTGCGGGGGTGGGGCGGCAACACCATTGAGGCTGACCGGGCTATAGCGCAGATACGGGAAGTTCCGCACGTTGGCGAGTTGCCATTCCTGCTCGTGGCCCTCTTCCTGGCCTTCGACCATCATGTAGGGCGCTTTGGTCTCCAGACTCGCCATCTCGACGGCCGACGACGAGGCATAATTGAGCAGACGCACGGCGTCTTTGTTCGGCTCAATCATCCCCACAAAGCGTCGGTCCTGCTCGAACGGAATCAGTTCGCGCCCGATGACCGGAATGACTGGGATATAGCGCCCGTCCATCTCCTGTTTCGGTTCCAGCTCCTCCACGGCGTTAATCGTGCTCCAGTAGAGGGTCGGCGTGCTTTCCATCCGGTCGCGGGCCTCAGCGCCTTCTCGGGCGGTGCGTCCCTCGGGAATGTCATCCTCATCGGCCTCTGAGCCGTCATCAAGCAGCACTTTCCGCGAGTGGGTGTACTCCAGGCGGTAGTATTCAGCGACCCGGACCGCTCTGGACGCGCCTTCATCGCCCGAGACCCAGGACGGCGTGGAAATCCCGACTGCCGAGAGTTCTTCCTCGCTGTACGCAGCCATCGCAGACTTGGGATACCGTCGTTTGTAGCTCTCCCACGGCATGTCGTTGACCACAAAGGCCCACTCGCCGTCTGAGCAGTCGGCTTCCTGGGCAAACGGGTCCAAGACGACACTCCCCTGCTGGAGAATGCGCTTGATGACGATTTTCTGGTCATAGGCGTCGTCACTGTCGGGGTCAGGCTCGGTCACGACACGGTAATAGCCCCGACCGGCTTTCACGGCCCGCTCAAACGCCCAGGACCGGGCCAAACTGGCGCGACTTTGGACCTCAATCCGTCGATAGAGCCCCTGGAGCACTTCGGCGGTCTCTTCTTCGGCATCATCGCTGAGCGGGTGGATGCCCACGCCTAGATGTGCGCCCTTTTCGGCGTTGAGCACGAGCTGGATGGGGTGGTCGAGACTGGGAATACTCAGCATCGGCCGTTGTGGAATAGCCACCCCGCCGATGATCTGCGGCTTGCGCTGGTCTTTGACCTCGGTCGGCCAGCAGAACTCGGGCACCTGGAATCTGAGCGCATCGACCTCACGTTTGCGCTGGTCAATGTCGGCATCCGACCCGACTTTGAAGCGGTCCAACGCCTGCACCATATCACTCGTCATGCACCCATCCAGTCTGTCGATGCCGTGGTCCCCACCGCGTGCCCCCGCGTGGCCTGTGACGGCCTGGGCGGTGGTCGCAAGGCATTCTGCCCACTCATCACCAGATACCGTGTGGCATCCATGAGATGGTCAGCCACCTTTACAATACGCCCTTGTTCGTCGCGATGATACTTCCGAAACTCGCTGCGCCAGTTACTCAAATGCTCTTGGACCACCAGACGACCCGACACCAACAGGTTCCAGGTCTGGGTTAATCCGGCCTCCACGGTGTTCTGGGCGGGTTCCAGGCGCAGGCCCATGCGCCCGTAGATATCAATCAACGCTCGCCCATCGACTTGGTTGCTGCCCGCACTCGCCGGGTCGATCACCCCGCGTACCCATGCGCCTCGGGCCTTAATCGCCTCGGCATGGGACGCGGGTTCCCCTTGGCCCCGGTAGTGCTCATCATAAAGGATCAGCTGCCCGGAACCGGGGTCTTTCGCGGCCCAGACGACGGCCGTCCGGTTCCAGCCCACATCCATCGCGTAGCAGCGTGCCCAGGTCTCGGGAATCGTCGCCGTGGGGACCAGGATCTCGCGCTCGGCAATCGGGTAGATGGCTCCAGACCCCAGACTCGGTTCGCCCTCCGTCCGGGCGGCAATCTGATAGGGCGGCGTCGTCGCCATCAACGCCTCACGCTCAGAGGCGTCCAGGTGGGGGACATCTCGCCAGCCCGCCTGGATAAACGTCTTGAACTTCGCTGACAGAGTGGATTCGGGTTCCAGAAAGCCTTTGACGACCTCGCTCATTCCCTGGAGCGGGGTAAACGTCACCATGATGATGCCCTGCGTGGTGATGGTCCGATAGAGCATCTCCGTGTAGCAATCCTGCGGCGGTTCCTCGTCGCACCAGATGACGTGTTTCGCGGTCCCCTCAAAGGATTGGCGTCCCTGTTCGTAGGTCTTTAATCCCACGAGACTTAGTCCTCCGCTCACATGGCGAACTTGTGCCCCTTCCAGCGCACCGGCCAGTCCGCGTGCGGTAATCGTCTTCTCAATCAGGTGGGCCGGAATCATCCCGCTCCCTGGAGCCTGGACACTCCCCAGGAGCTTCGCCTGTACAATATCGCGGGTCGTCTGGGAGTTTGTCCCCACCGCCCAACACTCGACCGGGTGGTCAAACCGTCGTCCCGTCCACCAATGGGGATACAGGCCCGTGAGGTGACAGGTCAGTTCATACGACCCAGCCTCAGACTTCCCGACCCGGTTCGCAGCCATAAACAGCCGCTCTTTCGTGGTCCCCGCCGCAAAGAAGTCGAGGTGTTTCTGGTACCGCGTCCTCGCGAGGGGACCATCCCCGTCCGGGTAAAACGTTGAGAAGCGTGACGTGGTCCGACGTTCTGCCTCCGCATGTAAGGCGTCGAGTCGTAACCGTTCATCCAGGGTCAACTCAGACATCCGGCCACTCGTCCTCTCGCTCCCGTCGTGCCGCGCTCTCCCGTGCCTCAGCCAGAATCTCCTCCACCGTCCTCAACCCGTGTGTCTCGCTTGTATCGTTTGTATCGCTTGTATCGTTTGTATCGTTTGTCGTGGGCGATACACACTCCACCGCTAAACCGTCGCCCACGGGACTTAATTCGTTTATTTCGTCGGTTTGCGCGTCAATCTGGGGACTTAATTCGTTTATTTCGTAGGTTTCAGCCTCCACGGGCACCACATCCACAGCCGGTAACGCCGCAGGGGACAACTTCTGCATCAACCGTTGTAGCGATTCAGACAACTCCCGGTCTGACAACCTCGACGGTTCTGTACTGACATCCAGGTCAATCGTCTGTTTCGCCTGCCCAAACATCCGATCCATAATCTGTCCAATCAACGTCGCATTCGGAGCCACAGCCGACAACCGATACGCCTGTTCCCCCGCATTCAACCGCTCCACCATCACATCCGGGTCTGTCACCGTTGTCCATCGTCCCGCCGCATCACGCGCCACCATATGCGTCACACCCTGGGCCGATTGAATCTGGGCCTGTACCAACGTCTCAAACTGCCTACTGACCTCCGTACGCCAGAGACTCAGCAATTCCGCCTTCTCACGCGCAGGCTTGTACGGGGTCACACGCCCATTCGCTACCGTACTGCCCGGTTTTCGCCCGCTCCCGGGTCGGTAGCCTCCCCGTCCGCTCTTCACCCGTGTACCCTCTTCTGGCTCCCCCATGATGCTCAGACTCTACCATATACCAGCCTGATTCTATCCTTTGATTCCTCTGGTTCCAGCGTGGCTTGCTCCGTGTGCTGTCTCAGGCTGCGCGATGTGGATATGGGTCACGGGGGGGGGGAGGGGGATCTCGAAGTGCTTTCGGATCTGAAAACGAAAACGGTTGGAAAAGGATTTGGAATAGTGAGCAAGTGCTTACCCTAACAGCGCACCGGCCTAGCTCAAGCCCTGATAAGTGAGCACTCACCTTAGCAGGCAGCAGGGCACGCGGACAAGCGGACAGCCACGCGGACATGTCCGCACAGATAGGCTGAAGATAGCCTAAAGATAAGCCTTGCATACCAGCGATGTTGGTGTATACTGGTTGCACCGGGTCGGCAGTGGGCCGGCCATTTAATCACGGAGGCTATATGCAAATCACATTCGAACGCGATGGAAAGCTAAGGGTATTCGTCATGCAGGACGGCGATCACCTGAGCGTTAGCACAGATGCCAACAGACTCTCGGCCATGCTGCCGGCCGACACGATGATTGCACTACGCGGCGCTGTTGCAGAGTTGCACGAGACCCTGGAAGAGACAGCGCCGCAGCAGCTCAAGGTAGTCGGCGGCCGGTAACCCGCACCAAAAAGGACCAAGACTATGAAACTACGCAACATCGGACCCAACCAGACAGAGATCACAATGGGTGACCGGACGGTCCTGTACAGCTACGACACTCCAGTGGTTGTAGCTGTTTACGCAATAGGATACTTCCGCACCGATACGCGACACAGTGTAACAACGGTGAAGCACATTAATAATTACCTCGCCCCGAGAGTGCTTCACCCGTCGAAGAGAGTTGAGACCGTGAGTCAAAATCAGATCGACAGATTAGCTGACGGCGCGCCGTTTCCATCACCGGACGGGATATGGTCAGCACAAGACCAACGGGACCGCGACACAGCTCCAGGCGTATAACCGGATCGACGTTCGAGTGGTGTCGGCCTGCGGGCCGGCATCACTGGGTTGTCGATACAAGCGTAACCGGTAACTCGCACACACAAAGGACCAAAACATGAAACCAATAACACTCGAACTCGGCACAATCAGCCATGGAACCATGCGCGTCCAAGACACGATGCCGGCGCTACTCTCGGCACTCAACGGTATCAGACTGTCGGCGGAAGATCGGCGGACGTGCGACGAGGTACAGCGGTGCCTGGATGAATGGATTGCGGCAGACGATAAAGCTACCGACAGCGACAATCCAGCGGATGCGGATTATCTCATGTTAGCAGCACATATTGCGCATCTTGAAATGGAGATGATCGAAACACTCATCCCGCTCGCGGAAAGTTATGTCCCCGACTATTGCTATGTCGGCGCGCATCCTGGCGACGGGTCCGATCTGGGAGTCTGGCCGTGCGAGGATCTGTTTGACGACACCACGCAAGGGTCGTACGACGGGTACTGCTGGAGACTCCGAGAGAACAATCACCCAACAGATGAAGCGATACCGGCTGATATGTCCCACGCGCTGGCTGTAAATGATCACGGGAACGCCACGCTGTACGCACGCGGGGTGGATGGCTGGGTGGAGTGCTGGGCTATCGTCTAGCGGGTCGAGTCTCGGAGGATCTAGACGTGCTTCGGCACGTCTGGATTATCGGACACTCGAACCACGGAGGAGACACGATGCAAAAATTCTACGCCGACGAACCCGTTACCACGTCGAACGGCGCTATCGGATGGCGCAATAGCGGCATGATGGATTGTCTCGGACCTTATGCGAAGGTTCAAAATTGCCCGATCAACGGGACGAACCTTCGACGAACGTGCTATGCCACGGGATACGCCGACACGTGGTTTTCTGTGCCAGCGTGTACACGCTATAAAGGGCGCTACATCGCGGGATATTTCACGCGGGACGACGATGGCGGTATTGTTTTCCGACCGATGGATCGGCACAAGGATAGGCTTCCATCATGAATCCCGAACGCTTGTTCGGCCTCGATTATGTCTGCCGGCGGTGGCACTCTGGGCAATGGTCACGCGGATACCGGCTTATGTCCAAGATAGGCGCATCTCACGGAACAAGCCAGTCTGAACAGTTACTGCCACGGGACGAATGGCGAGAGGCGAGAGATTGGGCCGCGCATTATACGCAACTGGTACGCAAGGGAGAGATCGCACTATGACACCCACGGTAAAGACACTCGAACGCTATTGGGACCATGACACGGCCGTGCAATTGCGGAGCATCCTAGATGGGACCACAGATCCGCTGACGCTCGCCCCGGTCGAACGTTGGGCCGCGCAATTGTACAGTGCCCCGCGTGACGTGGATCAGATGCTCGAAGCCTGCAACGTCATACTTGATACATGCGGCATTGAAGCGATCTTCTGTGACCGGCACATTGACTCGTACCATTTGGATATTGCCGCGCTGTACTGCAATACCGGCGACACGTACGACCCGACAGTCTTGTATGACACCGCACGCGACCGGTTTGTAGTCACGTCATATGGGGATTGGGTAGAAACGGCCGAACGAACGCGGCGGTATCAGTTCTCATAATCGAACCCGATCCAGCACGTCAACCTGAACCGGAGACAATCAATCATGAGCATTCCAAAAACACACTGGACACGCAACGATATAGCAGAGCTGATCTTCGAGGGCACGGAAACCGAGACGCCCGACCGCGTACTTGAGGCGCTCAAGGGTTTGCACGGCAAACAGATCACCACGCGGATACTCGCGAAACTGCCCGGCGGGAAGGCGCACTGGCGGCTCCGACGCCAGTACGGCATGACGCACCTAGAAAACGAGCCCTATTGGAGCAACCGTGCGGAAGTCCGCAACGCACCGTACCAGCATGGTGGCGTGACCATCCTACTGGGGCACTTTGAAACCGCTGAGCCGCTGGACGCGACCGCCATAGAGGGATTAAACCCGGCGTATTACAAGGGCCGGCGCGCTCGCAATCATAAACGGATGGAAGCGCGCAACGATGCCGCGTTGCTCGACCGGTCAGCCGACGCCATGAATGGCGTACTCGCGGCGCGTCAGGCGCTTGCGGATGCCCTTGAGCATCTCGAAACGCTCACGGGGTACGACAAGCCGCTCAGCCCGGATGACTGGACTATCCGCCGGGCGTGCGGTGCGAAGTAACCCACGGGAGAAAACAGAACACTACAACAGATAGCCGCAGCCATCGAAGCGGCATAAGCCCCGAACAGCGCACCCACAAACAGGAGACGATATGAACGCGACAAAGAACCGATACGACGAATTAAGCCCGAGAGAGCAGCTTGAGATTGACGAGTTGATCAATACGATTGCCGCGCACAAGGGCATCGACCATCCCACGATGCGGCGAGCACGAAAAAGCGTCAGGCACGCCACGCGGGAGATTAGCACGGCGTGTCACTGGGAAGAACGAATGCAGGCACTCGTACGGCGGGGGATTCTATGAGCATTTGGATCATGCTCAGAGACGGCGTGCTGCTGGCGCTCGTGATCGCCATGCTCGCCCTGCTGGCGCTCGCATTTTGACACCCACCCCAACCCAACCCAGGAGGCACACAATGAGCAGAGAACGACGCAACATTACCGACGACGACGGCAACAGTATCGGCTGGTTCGACCAAACCTCGGCTAAGTTATTCGCGGGCGGTGACAGTTATCGCGAATGGCGGTACCAGCACCTGTTCCTAACTGCCGGCCAACGCTACATTTTGGGTAGGATCTCATGCGTGCAGGGTGAATCAGACAGATACCAGACACTCACTGAACCGCTGGCCCATGCGTGGCTGCTCGAAAACGACCACGGCCCCAGCGAATTTCCCGCAGGAGCCGCACGGGCGTCCTACGAGGCGTATCTCACAGACACCGAGTTGTAGCCGTATACAGAACAGGGGGAGGGCGTCGGTCCTCCCCCGATTAAACAGGAGAGGTAACATGTCGGTCTATAAAATCAGCGGCTCGTGGGTCAGTAAAGACCCGCGAAAGCTCCGCAAGGCATTGCGCGATCTCGGCGTGACCAACCCAGAAGTGACCAAGATCGATGGGCGCCCATCACGAGCCAGTCAACTCGCGGACGCACTGAGCGATTTACAGCGGGGCCAGGAAGTCATTATCGACCTGCGCGACGAGTTACAAGAATCCCGAGACCGAATCCCAGAACACCGTGAAGACAGTGAAAAGGCGGAGCGTCTTGACACCGCGATTGAGACGTTGACCGCTTTTGAGGAGATCGAGATCGACGTAGAGGTGGACTTTCCGACCATATCCTAGACGCGATAAACAGGACACAGCCCATGAGAATCATTAATATATTCGCGCTGTTTGAGAATCCAACGGGCGACCCAGGCTGGCAGTTATGGGACGGCGAGGTACTGGTCGGCGTGTATCGGACGCGAGAGCAGGCGAGATGTGAGGCGAGGGAACGCGAGAACTAAGGCGAGGGGAGGCGAGGGGGGGGGTGATGCCTCCCCCGACCCCATCAGGAACATATTATGCCCACTGAGCTGGAGGCTAACTTCTGGCACTGCCAGCACGGGATTTTACTCGGCCGACCATGCGCGATCTGCACGGCCGTCTATGGAAAGTCCAACAACTCGAAGAACTAGAGCGTAGGAGACACCACCCATGGCGGAACCGCCCCTCGACCCACCGGACGACGAATACGACTACGAGTGCCCAGCCTGTGACGCCATCGCCGTCGAGTGGACGTGCGGCGCGACAAACCGAGAGCTGGCGTGCTGCGAAGCCTGCGGATGGACCAACGAGCCGGATTGGAAAATGCAAGACGATCAGGACTAACGCACGTCGCCGTTGGCCTCGGCCCGGATCGCGGCCGCTTCCGCGAGGTCAACGGCGAACTCGTCGGCCGGAGTGTACATATACTCGCTGACCTTGCTCCTCCCGTCCGGGAGCGTCCTCACCCGATTCTCAATCACCATGCCAAGCTGGACACGGCAGTCTGAAACACGGGTGCGCCAGGCATACGCCCCACCTCGGCTGGCGACGGTGAGACCGTCGATCCAGGTGCCCGGCGATGCGCGGAACAACCCGGCCACTTTGTCTCGGTAAGCGATGCTCATCTCGTGGGATCTCCTTCATTCAGCGGGTCAGGCGTGTCAACGAACCCCCCCTCTGACCGTACCAATTCGGACAGCATGATCATCGCATCGCCATCCGCATCACCGACCTTAATAACACGGTAAACTACACCCGGAGTCGCATGCCCGTGATCCTGGATATGCTCGACCGTGGCCTTTACCGCTGCTTGGACGTGGTTGTCTGCCTCCACGCTCCGCCTCACATTACCGCTGTCAACGCCATACCAGTCGCTCATATGCTTACCATCTCCAGCATCCGTCGTTCTTCCGACGCTGTAAAATCACGTAGGCTGGCTCCTTATAGAACATAGCGAGTTCCGTCGCTTCGAGGTCTGACCGTTTAGATGGCGCGAGACGCTCTCTGGACCTTCGTATCAACCCGCCGGGCATATCCCTGGGCAGCATGTCGCTAAACGCGGCCCGTGGCTCCTGAGGCTGTTTCTGTGGGTTTGACGGGGTACGTGGGTCCGGCCTGGACCTCTTCGCCAATTTGGACCCGTCACCACGCAACCGTTTCCAGTCAGGCTCAGGGTCTGGCTCAGCCGCCCGCACGGCGACCACCGGGTCAGGATCGCGTGGGGCATCGTTCCGCTGGCCCCAATCTGGCTCAGGCTCCCCCACGTCGAGTGGATGCCGGCGAATCATGACTGGCCTCGACGCGGGGGTTGTTCGGTCGCCGCAGAGCGGCCGGACGGCCCCTCGCGCTGAGGGGGTGGTTGATACCCTCCCTGTACCGCTTCACGTCGTATCAGCTCCTCGCAGCCACGTACTAAATGAATAATGTGGGATCTGTATTGCTTGATCAACCGGCGATCAGAGTCAGTGATTTTAGACATCGGCTTCATGGTGAGCGCATCGTGATCGATCCTGATCTGAACACCTCGATTCTCCAGGCTTAACAACAGGTGCAAGGCGTTATCAGGTACTTCAGTATCAAAAATCTTCGTGAACCCCATCTCGCCACCCTCTCCTCCACCACCCTCCCCCTAAAGGGGAGGTGGTTGTCCGTCCGGCCTATGAAAACATCGTAAGCCCTTGCGTTGTAAGGGTTTATTGGAAACACCGAAATCACGGCCCAGAAACCTTGTCCGCGCTGGTTTCATAGGGGTTTTTGGTCACTTTGAGGCTCTTGTCCGGCCTCTTGTCCGCCCTTGTCCGCGCCCTGCAAATCACGATGTTTCGCCCATCTCGACTCCACAGCCTTGCGTCCAAAGTCCGACCGCTCCGCTGCCGTGGTGCCGGCCCAACGCTTTTTGCCGGCGATACTGGCTGCGTCGATACCTCGAAACGCCAGGAGTAGCAGCGCGTCTACCGCTTCGGTCAGTGTCTGCTTATGTTTGCTCGCACGACCGGCGACCCGTGCTGCCATGTCGGGCGAGATCGGTACGCTAATGTTCCCCACCTTCAGACCGCGTGTATCTACGTCCATATATTCCTCCTCGGCTAGTATAACATACCTGGACGCACGTAGCTCATGTGGCGACCGTCACCCCCGGAATACGACTGTAACCGTGCAACCCCTCAGGGGTGGGACTTTGTCCCAAACCAAAGTCCCGACCGGTCCCGATGGTGCGCCTCTCCCAATGTCGGCGGATAGAATCCAACCGACTTTTCGACGTAAAATCGCAGATGTGCGGCGGAATATCCCCTAAGTCGTTGAGTAATAAGCGGATACTTTATTTTCACCGTGCATAGCAGATGCCGTCGAAATTTCGGTGAGATTAGAACGGAAGGGCAGATTTTTGGGCATACAATTGCAAATTTGCAGGCTGATACCGCGCACGGGACCACGCTGACCACGGCACGCTCTTATCGTATGCGCCGATCACCCACCGCTGGAACCCCACTAGTTCAGCGGTGCGCGTGTAGGGCATCGGATAGGGTATGCATCCAAACTCGCGTAACTTTTTCCTGCGGTGATCTCGTTCTGCGTGGGTTTCCCCAGGCCAATACCCGATCAGGATATACACCATGATATGAGAGGGCTTCACGCCGTACTTGATTAGGGCTTCAAGGCCCTTAAAGAGCCGCGCTTCGTCCTTCTGGTTGTCCCATGCTGTATAGATGCGTTTCGTTTTCATCGAGTCATCACGGTAGTCCACGCTCCCAATCGCCGCAGCGGTTTCGTCGGTCAACATCCGCGCATTGATCCCCTGATTAAATGACACCTTAAAGCGCCCCGCTTGTATTTCCTGCACCCGTTGATCCCAGTGAGGCTGACCAAAAAAATCATTGTCCAGCAGCAACAGGTGACGCGGCCAGGGGTCACCGCGCCACAGATCGTCAATCGTCTGCTCCTCGCGCACGCGCCCCTCCTTCACGGGAACCACGCAAAAGCTACACCGGAGACGACACCCGCGCTGCGTGAATCCCAGCGACGAGGTCCATCGGGGGTAATCGGTATAATCCATCGCACCATACGACGGCACGCCAATGTCTTCCAGGGACCGCCCAATGTCATAGCCTGTCCCCCCGACGAGGGCATCGGGATACATGACACGGACCCGCTCAGCAAGAGGGCGCGTGCGCTCAAAAATCAACGAGGCATACACCTGATCCCATGCCGGATCTCCGAGGTGGGGTTCTACGGCTGACAGATTGCCTGATCGCCGCAGGATGACCTGATCATGCTGGGAGCGGTGATGCGCGGCCAAACGCATCAGGGCCAGATTCGGGAGTTTCCCGTCGAGTTGCAGTAGGAGAATGTCCATAGTCAGAATCGCTCTTCGTCCGGTTCAAGGGCTGTTAGTGTGGTCTCAGTAAGGCACACCCTGTCAGACGTGTCTTTGCGGAATATATCCATCCTCCGCACGGTGCGTGCGATGGAGTCCGGTCGAGCATCAAGCTCGCTCGCAAGCTGGGGAACGGTCATAGGGGTATGCGACACCAGCGACTTGACCCGCTGCCAGATAGGTAGCGTGGTTGCCAGATCGGCGCTCCCAGCGAGGTCGAATGTGTCAACGGTGGTGGTTGTGCCGGCGAAGTCCAACTTAATGCCTCGGGTCGAGAGCCTTTGGCCGGTGTTCGACTTGCGGTGGGAGAGGGCTAGCTCGACGGTTGATGAATCGGCCCCCTCATTGTCATTCCGTCGCACATGCCAGACGCTCCGAGCGCCGTTGTTATAGAAGGCCGACCCGAACACCGTCTTGTCAGAGTTGTCGCCTCCCTTGGTCTGGTGGGCAAGACTGAGCGACCCCACGTTCAGGGTCCGCAGCGAACGGAAGAAGCCCGCCGCCACCTCAGCCGATTCCGGCGGGCCATTGAGCGCGAACGCAATCGAGTCCACCACGCAGAATCGACACCCGTATTCGAGCATCCATTTTTGCAGACGCCCCACCTCCGTGACGAGCGGCTGGCTACACCGGACGTAGTGCAACCCCTGCGGCATCGCGGCCCCAAAAAGACGTTGGAGTCTGGCCCGGTGCGCCTCTGGCTCGAATTCAAAATCAATGAAGATCGTCGGTACTTGACGGGCAATCGTGCCAGCGAGATACAGCGCGAGATACGACTTCGCCGCACCCCCGTCACCGAACAGGATCGTCGGGTGGTCCTTCAGGATCGGCAGGCCGGCAATCGTCCAGGCCGGGTCGTCCGTGGGGAGGTCGTAGTCTGCGAGCGGTTGGATCTCGCTCGACCCCTCGGCCTCGGCGCGACTCACGAGGACCGACAGGCGTTCCAAGGCCGATAGCCAATCCCACTTCGGCTCACCCGACCGTGCGGCGAGCCCCTTGGCGAGTCCAGCCCGTGTTCGGGCCGCGCTCAGATTGGTGGCGGTCCACAGTAACGTGCCGTCAACGGTGCGGGCGTGCGGGAGCGTGGTATTGACCGTCAGCTCACACTTCAGGTCGTCTCGGTCACGGTGGAGATGCGACACCAAGAACGTCACCCCCAGCGTGGGGTAGTCCAGGGAGTACGCATCCTCACCCAAGCGGCTGAACACCTGTTCGGCCGTCAGTATGTCAACCGCCTCGATGGTCGTGGCGATCACCGCCTCAGGGTCTGGTGGGTCAGCCGCCAGCGACCGCAACGCATCGACCGTGCCACCGGCGGCGAACCAGTCGCTGGCATCGCCGTGAGCCGGTAGTCCGGGGAGCGGCACAACCGTGGCTGTCAGTCCCGCAGCAGTTAGCTGCTCCCGCACACTGTCAGCGTGCTTTCGACCAGGGGTGTCATTATCGGGGATGATGTAGACCCGTGCCGGGTGCAGGTCGAGCAGCGCGGCCGTTTCCTCGGCCCGCCACTTGGACGCACCGCCGAGGTTGCAGGTGGCCGTCAGACCGTGGTCGAAGAGACAATCTACGTCCTTCTCGCCCTCACAGATAAACACCTCGGTCTGGCCCACCAGCTCAGGCCAGCGATACGGCACACGGCGACCGGATGCCTTCCAGACCCAGCCCTCGGGGGTCGGATGCCGCTGCCGGAACTGTTTGCCTGCCCCCTTGACGACCTCATGGAGTAACGTCCCGTCGAGGTCATGGTAAGCGTAGGTCACAGCCTCCGTACTGGACCCAGCGGTCAGCCTCGGGGTGGGCAGGGCCACAGGCGCGGGGTCATCATCAAACAGGTCCGACAGGCTCAGTCCGAGCGTCATGAGCAGGTCATCCAGACTGCAACCGGCGTGACAATGAATCAGAGCGCGTCCGTCGTCACCTTGGGAAATACTGAGGCTAGAGACGCGGTCCTCATGCACGGGGCACCTCGCACTGTAGCCGGACCCGGTGGACCGCACCGCGTCGAATCGAGAGAGCAGATCAGCGAATGTCATATATTACCCTGCGCGTGTTTTAGCGTGTTTTAGCGTGTTTTAGCGTGTGTTTTAGCGTGTTTTAGCGTGTTTAGGACGATGCGGACGATGCGGACGCAGTCAAACAGGTGTTTCTGCGTCATGTCGAAACAAGTGTCGTGGTGTGCTTGAGCGCCACGCCCGGCACATCCAAATCATCCTTGAGGGCACGGGCGAGGGCGTTGAGGTCAGGCGCAGAGACCGTCAGGAGACTCAGCGTGGCCTGCGGCGAGGGTTTGCAGACCGTTGTGAGCCAGTACCAAGGCGTCACGCCCGGCACATTGCTCCGAGTAATGAGAATCTGCGCGGCCACACTCAGCACGAGAGCTTCCATATCCTCTACCGTGCCGCTGTAGGTGGACCGCTGATGCATTCCCGGTGTTAGCGGCGGCGTCGAGGGCGGCGTGGGGACGAGTGCTTCCCCGTCGAGCATCCGGTCGGTCTCGGCCGCAAGACGCCGGGTCTCCAGGTATTTGGTGGCTTGGGTGTAGGCCAGGATCTTACCCATAACCTCCTTCTCCACCGCTTTGATCGGGTCCACGAGCGCGTGTTCCTGTGCGTCGAGGGTCTTCTTGGCGTGCGCGAGCGGCTGCTTGGCGTCTTTGTAGATGCCGACCAGAAACTTCCGCAGCTTCTGGAGCTTCTGGAGATAGTCGCTCGCGGAGACCGATTGCGCCGACGAGGTTACCACCACTGCATCCGACAGCAGCAGGAGGTCGCGGGCTTGTCGCTCAATGCCCGGACGCTGGCGTAGGTCCATCGTCAGGGTCTGGGGTGCTGGCGGGGTCGGTGTGATCTGTGGCATCGGGTGTCTCCTGGGTTGGGGCGCACATATTGAGCGCCAGGGTGTAATCGTACGGACTGGCAAACTCGACGCTCTGGGCCATGCGTCCATTGGCTCTCAGATAGAGGACGATACGGCGGCGTTTGCGCGGTGGCAGATCGTCATGGATCAGGTCGTAGAGCGCTAATTGCACCGAGTGCCACGAGGCCCGTCCACCGGACTTTAGATCACAGACCATGGGTTGCCCGTCAGCGAACGTCCCGACCCGGTCGGCCGTCCCCGCCGTGCCGTACTTTGCCGAATATCGTGGTGTCTCGATAGAGGTCCATATCGGCTGGACAACCTCAAACCATTTGATATAGCTCGTGAGGTAGCCGCCGTACTCGCCCTTGAGAAAGTCCGATACGTCCAGGCCGTGGTCACGGTCGGCACACGCTTGGTGGATGGCGGTGCCGCGTGCTGCACTCTCGGGTGAGTAGAATTTCGCCGCTGAGCCGAGCAGGCCCGCGTCTGTGATGCGCTGGGTGACGGACGGGATGACCGTGCCGTTCGGGGTGGTGTATTGGTGCGTCTCTGGGTCGAATGCAATTGGTGACGCCATGTGGCCCCCAAAAAGGAAAAGGACCGACCCTGATCGCGCAGGGCCGGTCCAGGGTTGAGCGCTAGAACGGAATCTCGTCCACGGACGTGGGCTTCTTGGCCTTGGCCGGGACCGCCCGCAGGCGCACGCCCCCGACGACTTTTCCGCCAAATTCGACGGACGCGTCGTCATAGACCACGATCTTCTTCCCCGGCCATGTGTCAGTCTCGGACGAGGCGAAGGCGGCGACCGCCCTGCGAATGTTAGTCGCGTTCATGATTAAAGGTTTCAGGTCGGACAGGTAGAGAATCCACTTGGTTTCCGATCCGCCGTCTGAGGAATTGATCTCCTCCTCGGCGCACTTGATAACTTTATGGACCTCACCCTCGGCGGTGACGGATTCACGTTTCAGGTATTTTCCGGTGCTGATGACGGGCATGTGTGTCCTCCTTGAAATGGATGTGAACGGGTGAACGAGTCACGATGGTACACGCTCCCCGGTAGCGAGTCAATACTTATCCGCGAATCAGCAGAATTGGTGTATACTCGTCCCATGACTACCCTGAAGATCGTTGACCCGGCTGACCGACTGGAGGCGCTGGTGAGCAAGCACAGGAGCCAGACTCGGGCGTCCCTGGCGCTCCAGGTCAGCGAGAGTTACTTTTCTGACCTGCTCCGGGGTCGCCGCGCCTGCTCCGACCGGATTCTGAAAAAGCTCAAACTGCGGCGGGTCATCGTGGACGCGCCCCGGAGATCACGATGAGCACGGACCGCCTGGACGCCTACCGCCGGCTGCTTTCGCATGGGCCACCAGATGACGGTCACCGCTGGGGATCGACGCTGACACAGCAGGGCGACCCTGACCGTATGCAGACGGTCTGGTCATGTCTTACGCGAGCGCATATTGCCCATCGTATGCTCGATCAAGACGCTGGCCGAGAGGGGGGCGATTGATGGCACGTCGGAGGACCGCGAAGACCACGGCACCCCCCAAGTCCCCGCCCAAGGCGCGTCGGATTTTGGCGACTACCGTCCGCGAGTTTTACGAGGCGAATGTCATCCGCACGACCCAGGGGCACTGCTCGACTCGGGATGGTCATCGCTTTGCCGTTGATGCGTCAGGCCGTGCGGTCCTCTCAGGCACCGCCGCCGACCCGGTCGAGTGGCTGACCGAAATCGAACATCGCATCGTCGCATGTGCTGATAGGGAGGAACGGTCGGCCCGGTTTATCCCTGATCACACACGCATCTGCCGGGAAAAAAACGGCAAGCTGTCCTGGGATGGCGCGAGCGCGTATCGCGGTCAGCCACGATCCAAGAGGTCGTAATGGACGCAACGCTTGAGCTGGTCCTGCGATTGGTGTGGTTCGTGGTGGGCTGGGGACTCGGCTTCCTCGCGCTGCTGGCGGTCTATCTCGCCTGGGAAGCGTATCGAGAGTCACGGCCATGAGTATTCTCGATGACGACCGATGGGACGAGGTTTTGCCTCATCTCTACATTCAGACTGGCGGGGGGCTGAATGGGCCACGACATCGCATCGAGGCCGATGATGGCGCTACTCGGTACATGCATATGCAGACTGACTGTGTGGGCTGCGGCAGAATGCATCATCCGATCAAACAGCGTGCGCGATGGGGCACCGTGTATTTCTCGGTGACGTGTGCATTTGGAGACAAGCGTTCGATGCAATGTCGGAATGGGAAAGCCGCTCGAATCGAAGCAGACGCGATTCGCGCAGCCATACAGGGTCTGCCGTCTGCTCAGAATTTGTTTTCATGAGACGCCGCGCTCGCATCGACGGGAACCATGTGGCGATTGTGCAGACGCTGCGCGACCTCGGTGTCTCCGTGTTCTCTACAGCCGGGGTGGGTGACGGCTTCCCCGACCTCGTCTGCGGCTATCACGGCACACATCTACTGGAACTAAAGGACGGCTCGCTCTCGCCCTCTCGTCGCCGGCTGACCGACGATGAACGGGAGTGGCATGAGTCATGGCTGGGAGAGCCAGTCGAGGTCGTGGAGTCACCCGCGCAGGCGGCAGAACTGGTCGAATATTGGGACAGGTTGAAAGTCAGCAAAACCGCAACGTAAATGCTGACTTCCAACCGTGACGTTGGTAGACGCATCGTGTAGGCACACAGCACCACACAGGAGGAGAGAGAATATGACACTTGCAGCAGTGAATACCCCAGAGGCCGTGGAACCCGCAGGGCGACGTACGGTCGCGAACATCGTGGCAGAGATTGAAGGGCAGCGGGCCGGGTACCTCGCGGCGATGCGTGGTCACGAGGCCGAGACGCGACACCTGCTGGCGAAGATGGCCGCACTCGATGCCATCCTCGATTCCCCGGCGGTGACCTCCCGTGCGACCCCTTGACGGCCCACGATGCCCCAAGTGTGGCGACTACCAGACTGAGGTGGTCGTCACAGGCGGGCGGTCGGAGATGTATTGCGTGACCTGCTCGCACGCCTGGACGTTACCGGGTGGGCGGGACGCTGGACGAGGGAAGACGCCATGATCCATACAGGCAATGTGCGCGACGTGCTCCCCACCCTCGACGCCGGGAGCGTCCAGTGCGTGGTGACAAGCCCGCCGTATTGGGGGCTGCGGGACTATGGGGTCGAGGGTCAGATCGGCCTGGAGCCCACGCCAGAGGCGTTCATCGCCACGATGGTCGCGGTGTTCCGCGAGGTGCGGCGGGTGCTGCGCGACGATGGGACGGTCTGGCTCAACCTGGGGGATAGTTACGCGAGCAGCCCCGCTGGTAATTTCGGGCCGGATATGCCCGCGCCAGCGGACGGAGGGCGCTACAGATCCAATAAGCCCAAGATGGACTATCAGGGCGCTGGGCTCAAGCAAAAAGACCTGTGCATGATCCCCGCCCGCGTGGCACTCGCGCTCCAGGCCGATGGCTGGTACCTCCGCTCCGACATCATCTGGGCCAAGGGACTGAGTTTCTGCCCGTCCTACGCGGGGAGCGTCATGCCCGAGAGTTGCACCGACCGCCCGACCCAGAGCCATGAGCATGTGTTCCTGCTGACGAAGCAGGCGCGGTACTACTACGACGCGGAGGCGGTGCGGGAGCAGGGCACGTTCCCCGCTGGCACGCAGGCCGCGAAGGGAAGCGGGACACGCGAGGGGAACCGGCGAGGGGTTGACTACGCGACGTATTCAGGGACGCGCAACCTCCGCAACGTCTGGGCCATCAACCCGCAGCCGTTCAGCGAGGCCCACTTCGCCACGTTCCCGATGGCGCTGGTCGAGCCGTGCATCAAGGCGGGGAGTAGGGCAGGCGATACCATCCTCGACCCCTTCGCTGGGAGCGGCACCACCGGCATCGTCGCCGCCAGACACGGGCGAGAGTTCGTCGGCATCGAACTGAACCCGAAGTACGCGGAGATGGCCGATCAAGGGATAGCAGGGCCGCTCTTCGCTGTCTGATGCGGTAGCGCGTCAGGGCCGACTGCTCGCACGCCTGGACCCTACCGGGTGGGCGAGCGTAGGGCCGCAGCAGACGAGGAGAGCCTGCGGGCTAATGGGTTCTGGCGCATCGCCACGTAGACCCCGCAGTCGGGCGGGCAGGACAGTTCAACAACCAGCAGGCACCGGCTCGCGCCACCACCGAGCGGGTCGCACCACCGTTCCCACTCGTCCGGCGTCCAGTCCGGCTCAGCGAGCATCCGACGCATGACGGCGATGTCTACGTCCACTGGCGGCGGGTCATCGCATGAGGGGGCGATAATCAGCAACGCCACCAGCGCGATGACCGCACGAGGCTTACTCGTCGTCACGGGCCGCACTGTTCAGCACATGCACCGGCCCTTTCGTGACGAGTCGAATCGCGACGTTGAAGCCGGCAAGGAGCAGCGTGAGCGCACCGGGTGGAATCACCCCCGAGAGTGCGCCGGTCACCTCCACGGCAGCGGCGAGGAAATTCGTCCAAAACGCCTTGGATGTGAATAGGCTTTTACTCATAGATCCTTCCTTTTCGTATGACTCGAACGCGGACCGGAATAACCCCAGCACGCGGCTCATGCGGCCGTAGATTCGTAGCAACGTGAACGGATTGACCACGTCAGCCCTGCCGCTTGAAATGCTCCACCTGGGCCAACCGCTTCTTCGCCGCAGCTTTGCTCAACCCCGGCTTGCTCAGGGCTTTTCCCTTCTTGCTGACGACCTTGAAGCCGCCTTTGGTCTTCTTGATCATGGATACCGCCTCCCTTTCTTGACCTGCGAATGCAGATGCTCATGTGCCTTCCCGCTGCCCTCCAGCATCACCGTAAACCGGTCTCCGAGTAGCTCCGCAAACCGCTTCCTGAATTGCAGCTTCTTGGCCCTGGACCGCATGGAGTTCTCCCATGGCCCCTTCGTCCTCCAGTCAAGTGCCTCGTCTGAGTAATGCCGGCTGTTGGTCGTGTGCTGGCTGTCGTTCGCGCTCGTCACTAGCAGCACGTCAGGGTAGCCCAGCTCCTCCTGCGTGGCGAGGGCACACGATTCCATGTGGGATAGCGCCATTGTGCGACGTTCGATCCGCACGCCGTGTTTATAGGCCAGGGGCATCACAGACGTTGAATCAGACCGTCCAGTTTGGTCTCGATGAGCCGCATCTCGTCCAGGGCTTCGACGTGCTGCTCGCGGAGTTGTCTATATCTCTCCGTGCAAATGGCCTCATGGGTGTTCACCCGGCCTTCGAGCCGGATCAGCCAGACGATAGAGCCTGCGACGAGCGAGACGACCGCGATCAGTTCGGTCGGAATGTCCATCACGCCGCACTAGAATCGAACGCCGTCGTGGTGACACGATTCGCCGCGGCATCATCCAGCTCAGTGATGCGAGCGGCTTGGCTGGCGATGGTTGCGCCTTGACGTGCAATGGTCACGGTCTGGCTCCCGATGAGCCGCAAGAGATCGTCGGTCGTAATACTCGTCGTCAATTCAGGCGGGGTCGTCGTCGTCATCGTCCTCCTCCGGGTCTGGCGGATCTGGTGGTTTCAACGGCTCAAGAATGGGACGACCGTCCTCATCCGTCCAACTCGTCTCGAGTATGTGCTGGTCCTGCCGTTCGGCCACCACCATCCACGACACGGTGTCATCGCAAGTGCCTTCTTCGCACTCAATCGTCAGGGTGCTGCCGCTGACCGATCCGCGCACCGCCGCAAAACCCGACTCATTGCTCGTATAGACCTGCTCATCACGACACAACAGCACCCATGTCCCCGCGGACATGCCCGTATCCGCATCGAGGTCAACCGTTGCGCTTCCATCCACCAGCGTAGTAGAACCGTAATACACAAGCCCTGCTCGTGGCGATTCCAGAAAACTGTGGATCAGGTGGTGAGTCGCATTCTTCGCTGGCAGCGGATGGTCGATTTTAAAAGAACCAGAGCCTTTCGACAGCGACCCTGTAATCGACACATTGCCTGCTGAACTCACAGTCAATGAAGGCGATGCAATGGTACTGCCACCCACCCCAATTCTGAGATCCCCCCCAACGGTACCTAATGTCGTACTGCCTGCATTATCTCCAATCCGAATATAAGTAGTCCCGTCAGAACTCTTAAAATGGCCAAGTTGATCATCAGCAGAAAGAATGTGTATTGGCGAATCTGGCGCGGCAGTTCCCAGGCCGATATACCCCGTGTCGCCTGAGACCACAAATTTGCTTGTATCGACCGTGAAATCGTCACCAGCCGACGAGGCTAGGACGATGTTCAGCACGCCGCCGGTATCGACTGTGATCGTTCTGCCCGCGTAGGCAACCGTGCCGGTATCGAGTGACGTGATGGTTGCGGGTGCGGCGCTGGCCCACACAGTTCCATTCGACGTGAGGACGTTTCCCGATGTCCCCGGTGCGGCAAATGTCACGTCGCTCGTTCCAGCGCCGAGCAGGAGACTATTCGCCGTAAGTGTCGCCACACCAGTTCCACCCTTCGCGACTGATATTCCTGCCGGGAGACGCGCCTCGGACAAGGTGCCACTTGAAACATTCGAGGCATTGAGCGTGGTCAGGTTGGCTCCAGAAAGGTCGTCAATAATGGTCGAACTCAGCGGACCACTAAGCTTCCCGTCCGTGCCGACGAGCGCGACATTGCCACTACCAATGTTCAAGCCGCCGCTCACATCAAGAGACGACGCATCGGTGCTGCTAACGCTCAGCGTCCCGCCCACAACGGCATTCCGACTGAAGAATCCGTCTCTGGGCCGTGAGGCCCCCGACTTCCCGATGTCGTAGGTGTTATCGGTGAACAGCAGATCCTGCGTGATGGGATTCGGCAACGCCCCTACTACCGCTGTTGTCGCCGCGAGCAGTAATGAGGAGGTGGTGAGTCCCACGCCCACCTGCCGTGACAGAACCGGAGCCGATGACACAATGGCCCCCGGTGTCGCGCCGACGTAGTACGTGGTGCCGACCACGACCGTCCCGGCACTGTTGACCTCACCCGCCAACCTGATGGTGCCGGCGGTGTTGATCGCTATGGCACTCACCGCCACGCCGATGCTCTGCGGGGTGGTGCTGGTCGCGGCAACGTCCGAGTCTGTCAGGTACCACTTCCCGGCTGTCAGGGCGGGGGACTCAGCCGCACTGGAGAGGTACAGCACCTGTCCGGCTGTGACCGCTACGCCGACCGTGCCCTCGATGTCGAGGTTGACTGACGATCCCGGCACGGCCTGGATATTGGTCTGTGTCTCTATCGCCGCACCGGCACTGGTCGTGATCGCAAAGGTGAAATTGGCCCCGGCCGGGAGATAGGCGACATACCGACCAGCACTGTCCGCGACAATCGGGTTGGTGTTCGCAGCCGACAACGCCGCGTTGGTGTAGGTCGCCGCCGCAACCCCCGTGCCTGTGTCCGTAGTGGTAATCTTCGCCCCAGACACGGCCACGCCATCGGCATCGAGGACGGTCTGATACGGGGTCGGGGTCAGTGTGCCTGCCATGTGTTAGCCTGCCTTTTCCATCGTGTCCAAGAGCCTATCAATCGATTCTTGGCTTCCCATGCCGGGTTGCTTTAATACGGCAGTAATGATCCGCTTAATAAGGCTACGTTCCGCTTTGGTTTTGTTCATCCCGCTAGCGTAGTAGAGACCCAACACGTGCGAAGGTGAGTAGTGTTTATCTTCGGTTGGCGGTGATCCCGAAAGCTCCTTGTACAATCGACTGAAACGCTCATAGTCAGGCTGTAGCTTGTTCTGGGGGTTAGCTATCTTCGGTTTCCCCACCAGCTTCTGCGCTAAAATCGCAGCATCCAATCCCGGTCGGTTTGAAAGCAGTTCCCGTATATTGTCTGGAGTGAGTTGTTTGACGCTTGCGACTTCCGGGGCGGCACCGCGTGCTTGAGCGCGAGATTCCACCGTGGAAACCGCGTCTTCTGCCGCATCACGAACGACTTCCCCGCCAGGAGCTATCGGTGTCCCTGTTCCCGTTGGACGCCCAACTTCAGGGGTGGCCGCGCCTGAGCCAGGCTTGTACTGGTCGTAATTCACCTTTGGTGGCACGGTCGAGCCTGACCTGGATGCCCCCTTAGCCAGTTTTATTACTTGGGCATTCGGCAATTGACTCTGGTCGGGCGTTCTCAGTGATTCAACGGTTTCCCCAAGCGAGGTTTTCGGAGAAGCGGGAACCAGTGTGCCACCTCTGTTTGCTGGATTAACCGCTGTCGAAGTAGCCGATCCTGGACCAGTTTGAATAGCCACTTCCGTTGGGACGGTGTGGCTAGGATCTCCGGGCGCACCACCACGGGGAGGGGTTGGATCTATCGATTTCCTGATTGGACGGGACATGGAGCGAAGGATTTCTACGAGACCTTCCTTGTCGGCTCCCTGGCCCTGCACGAGAGTCCCTCCAGATAGGTCTAGATTTCTCCTCAGCGTGTTAATCAATGCGAGGTCGTTCTGGAGTATCTCCCCCTGCATTGCCGTTGGGAGGGCCTTGAGGGCCAACTCAAACGCTTCCCTGTCTGCAATAGATGGGTCTACCAGACTATCCATCGCAGAGGCATAGTCCCGACTCCTGTTGGACTGGACGCGCTCTCGTAATCCCTCAAACGCTTGACGCCATTTTTCAGTGACGGGACGACCAGCTCTCGATGCCGAGTCAATCGCCTCCGCTAGCGTATTGTGATATTTTAACGCCTCGGCGTCAGTAAATAGCGCGATGTCGATCAATCCATTTTCGTCAAGAAACTCATCAGCAGACATTCTTTGCAACGCCGCATTTGCCTTCGGCGTGAGCATGATGTCTTTTACGCGATCCAATTGGCGCATCGCACTCGGTGAAACGGTCTTTCCATTTCTAAGCACATACTCGACCCCGTCGGCAAATCTCTTCATGTCAGCCGCTTGTATATCAACCGATAAAGAGTCAATCGATTCAAACGCCTTTGCTACTTCCTCAATATCCTCTAGGATTTGCCCAGGCGATTTGTTGTATCCTTTTACTTTCCCTGAGGGCGTATCTGGAAGTCCCAATTTCTTCAGCTTGTTCAATGCCGTCTGGGCTAATTTCCATCCACCATACGCCCCTACAGCTATTGAGTCTGGACCCCCGCTTCGCGCTACATATCCAGTACCAGCGCTAACGGCTCCCGATGCCAGAGTATTTATTGCGGGATTCCTTGCAGCCCACCCTACACCACGGGCACCGATATCTTTGGCTAGTATAGCGCCCCTCCCTGCGAGTGGCACTGCCCCACCAACTGCCGCGCCATAAACCACATCGCGAACGATGTCTTCCATGGTCGTCGGCTGTCCTGCTGCCGCACGTGTCGGTGCCCCCGATACTCCCCCCAGGACGGCCCCCTCTACGGTTGATTTTGCCATTGTCCTGGGAAGCTGTTGCACAACTCGTTGCGCAGGCGTCGATGCCGTCGCGCTTTTCGCGAACACCCGACCAGCGGCAGTCCTCGCGAGACGGTTTGCTCCCTGACGAATCCCAGGGATCTGCGCAATTTTCCCAACCGGCATGGCTCCTAAGACACCCTGCACGCCGACTTGCGCGAGGTTTACGTCATTTTCCCCTGGCACTTCATATTTCTGGGCCAGATACTCGCCCAATGATGCGCCTCCGGCCCCACCCGCTGCTGTTCCGAATGGACCCAGTAAACTCCCAACCGCTGCCCCCGCAATCGCAGGCACTACGCGGAGTGCCGTGGGGACCACATGATCTGTCCATTCCGACTCTTCGGCGGTTTCTGGACGCATCCCAGGGGAGGGTTCGTCGTCCACCACAGTTAATCCATATTTAGACATCCAGGGTTCGACGTTTTCTGGGGCCACCCACTTGGCTACCCCATTCTTATCGACCATCTTTACTGGACCGGTGGACTGTGGCTTTGGCTGATCCTGCATGGTTTTTTTCTCTTAGGTAGAAGAGGCTATCGACCCATTTCTGCCGCATCCGATAGATATTTGGCATCTTGGGCCTCTTGGGCCTCTTGGGCCTCTATCTCTGCCCATGACAAGACTTCCGGGATAACACCGGGACGATCTACCATCCCAATCAATGCTGCACCCTCTGCGCCTAGTTTGTGTACCCAATATGTAGAATCGTATGAATCCATCTCATCGAGCAATCCATTAATTAACGACTCATTGACTTCTGCAAGATTTCCATAGTTTGGGAACATCGATTTATACTGATCAGATTCAAGCTGACCGAACTGCACACCAGTGGCTGCTCTTCTATAATTGATAAGCGTTCCCATAAGCCTATTGGCAAGCTCAACATATCGAACGTCTGTGCTCATGCCAACCTTTCTGTGCAGGTTCTCCATGACGCCAAAAAGCCAACCAGTGGGAAGTTCAACCGTCTTGCCGTCTGGGCCCTTTCTGCTATACCTCCTAAGTGTCTCCCGTACATCTCGGAGGCTATTCACCGTTGCCATGCGCCCAACGATGCGTTCCTTGTTTGCCACGTTTTCCGTTTCTATCGCCGCGTATCTGATCAGATCATTCAGTCCTGATCGATCTCCAGTGCTCTCTGCGCTCTCCCACGCTCTATTGAATTCATCGACCAGAGACTCGCGACGAGTGCCTGGAGAATTTAGAATGGCTCTTCCGATGGCCGACTTATAGTCGGGACTCATAGATGGAGACAAAGAAGATATTACGGCAGACGTATCCCGTGGCTGTAGTTGGTTTCCTTCTGGGCCAAGTGCGGGGACGAAGTCGCCATTTTTATCGCGCGTGAATGCCCCGGTGTCCGTCCAGTAAAGCCCCCCCCCGCTATTATCTCTTAGGTTTGCCTGTCTCGTGTTGTATGCAAGGATGTCTTCGTCAGTCAAGAGCGAACGCGCATTCGGCCCTTCATGGTCTGGATAAAGCCTATTCGCATAGGCTTCGAGCGCCTGTTCTTGTGCTGTCAGCTCTTCTTCGCCAAGTGTCGTGATCTTTCGGGTTGCCCCTGGATAATCACTCTCAACCAGCATGGACCCCGGTCTGGCGATCACGGGGTCTGGTGCTGCATCCCCGGTCAACTGATGCAATAACTGCCCCAGTCGTGCTTCTTTCTCTTCTTGCGGAAGTGACGCAATATCTTCAAGCTGTGTCCGCATAGAGGCCAGCATCGGTGCCGGGAGCAATCCGTTGGCTTCATATACGCCAAGTGAGGTGCGAAGCCCCTGTTCCCACGCCCCTGCCGGTCCTTCAAGGAGTGTACGGGCGACACCTCGTGCATTCGCCAAGGACTGGTCAAATCGGCCGGATATTTCTTGATTGATTGCGAGATACGGACTCATGTCTGGAGCGTCAAGTCCAGCAGAGGCAAACGCCGCTATGATCTGTTCCAAATCGAATATGTCAGACCCATTCGCGTCCGTGGTTCTATAGCGATTGGGAAGTTCGAGCCCTTCCGCTACGTCCCCGCCCTGAACGTCTCCAGCCGCAGGGTTCATGGCTTCCGACGCAGCGCCTGGACCATCAACGATACTGGCCGTGCCGAAACCGGACATGCCGGGCGGGTTGATCTCGGCCCTTCCGAAGCCGGGCATCCCGTCCATCGGGCCTGGAGGAGGCGGGTTCAGCGGTGTCCCGTCAGCGATAGTCGGGCCGATTGTGTGCCCTGGGGCTGTATTGAATATATCCGCCTTCATTGCCCTGGATTGATCTGCCCGTTCGCGTTCTTCCATGACACGGTCCCGGTCCTGCTGCGCCTGCATCTGCCCCG